ATATACTCCGTATAGATAAAAAACGAAAATGAAGAAATTTAAAGAATGGTTGAATGAAGATGCTAATTTTAGCAAAACTTCTATAGACAACCCAGGAGCTTTTACTTACAATCCTATAGCAGAAGAGGAAGAATCAAATTACATGTTCTTCTCTAATCTAAAGAGAATCAAAGAAGTGTCTACTATGATTTTAGCAATGGATCGTAAGAAAATAGATGAAATGCTTAATAATGGACATGATTGGGCAAACGACCATGTAACAGTTGCAAAGGAAGATTTGACTCAAGTTTTTGAATTCTTCAAAGGATCAATTACTAAACCTGTTACAGAATCTTCATCTACTGATAATCTAAAAAGACAATATTCGATGAGTCCTACTTGGTGGGTTGCTTGGAGATTAGAAAATGAAAAACCTAAAGGTTATACAATAACAAAAGATGCATTTTCTAAAACTTATGAAGTTAAAAAAGATGATGAAACTCTTTTTGTATTTGATTATCAACGAAATAAAGTATTCACAAACGAATCTCCTTCTATGTTTGTTATTCAAAATGATATATCTGCAGAGGAAATGAAAAATATTCAAAATAAAGCAGATAAAATAAAAGGAGACTCTCCAAAAGAAGAACCAAAAGAAAAACCGGAAGATTCTAACATAGAATCCGATGAAAAAAAATCAGAAGAAGAATAATGAAAAATTTACAATCATACGAAGAATTTATTTTTGAAGAAATGCCTTGCTGTGGATTTGACGGAACTCAATTAAAAGTTGGATCTTCTGTTATTTCATTTGATGGATATTCAGGAATAATTATTTCTAAAGAATCAGTTAATGGCCATATTCAATATAGAGACCACAAAGGAGTTATAAGAATATCAGAATCTTGTGAACTTATAGAATTTGATCCAATCAATGAAGACCTTCAATGGTGGGAAGTTACAAAAGGAATACTTGCCGCTGATGCAATAAAAGCTGGACTTGTATTTGCTGGAGGTGGTTTACTTGCAGCTGGTTTACTATTTACTCATTGGAGAAGTTCCATTGCTAAGAAAATAGAAAAAATTCAAAAAGATAAAAAATATGCTGAATTAAAAGAAGAGGCAACTAAAATTGCTGATAAATTTAATTCAGATGAAAAACTCATCTCTATGCTTAAGGAACTTGAAAAATATCCTTATCAAGACATGACATTTGTTACTGGACAAAGAGCATATAAGAAAGCAAAAGAGAATAATGCATCTCGTAGAAATATAATGAAAGACATTTCTAAGTACGTAAAATCTCAATTGACTCCAGATGAACAAAAATTCTTTGTTGAAATTAATGATATTCTTAGAGATAAACCATTAACTGATAATACAGGAAATAAAGTAGAAGAAGATGTAGTATCGGATCCAAATAGAACAGTTGGAACAGGAACATTAACAGCAACATCATCAGACACTAATTACATGGTAAGTGCACCAACAAATACAACAGATCCTTCTTCTGGAGGAGATACTTTCTTTAGATAAAATGGAAAAATTACCTACTTTCAATAACTTCATAAATGAAGAAAGGAATCCTTCAATTACATTAATTGCCGAAATCTTTATAAAAGATGTTCTTAAATTAGGAACTAAAGATAATCTTTTTGATGCATATTTAAGAAAAAAAGGAATTGATAAAAATGAATTGAGTGATTTAGTTGGTGCAGTTTCCGATCAATTAAAATCAAATTGGATTTAAAGATAAATATAAAAAACAAAAATAAATAAAAAATGAAAAGACACATTCCAACGTTTGAACAATATCTTAATGAACAAACAGATGCAAATGGATTTGATCCATCAAAAGCAAAAGACGCTGATCCAGAAATGGCTCCAATTAAATCAATAACTGAATTACTTCCAGGTAAAGAATATGCTATCACAATTGATGGTAAAAAAATGACAGATATGATTTATCAAGGAGTAACTGATGGTTCTTATATCTTCAACGAAGAGGATCATAATTCTGAACCTAAAACCTTCACTGAAGAAGAAATAACAAAAGTTATTACTGCTGGTGGAGTTGCTCAGATAGCTGAGTAAATCTTATGACATCGATAAAGAACAACAGACCTAAAAGGAATTCTGGGTTCGTACAGGGATATTTCCCTATAAATGAGGCTACTAAGTACAACGGAGTTGGCCCTATAATTTATCGATCTTCCTGGGAAAAGAAATTTTGCATATATTGTGAAAGACATCCGGAGATCAAATATTGGTCTTCGGAGTCTTTTTCTATCAAATATCTAAATATTTTAGATAATCGGTATCACACATACACTCCTGATTTTGTAGTAAGATTACAAAATGGTGATACTATCATAGTTGAAGTTAAGCCTAAATCTCAACTGATTAAACCGGAACCTCCAAAGAAGAAAACACCAAAATCTATCAAATCTTACAAATGGGTTTATGAGACATGGGTTACTAATATGTGTAAAAAAAGAGCTGCTGAAGAAGTAGCAAAAGAAAAGGGATGGTCTTATTTATTAGTTACTGAAGACTTCTTCCGTTCAACTATCGTTCAATGAATTTTGTAATTTCATTTTTACATCAAATAGTACAGCTTCTTACGTTACAGACGTCAAATAAACCAAAAGATGTTAATGATGAAGCTGCGATTGATGCATATAAATGGTTGATTGAAAAATTAAAAGATTCAAAACAAAAAGAAGTTGAGATTATTAATGATCCTTATTTTCAGCCAGGAAAAATTTATGTTTTTAAGTACCTAGCTAAATATGGAGATCAATATGAGTATTGGGATAAACATCCAATAGTTTTGGCACTTGGAAAAATGCCAGCTGCCAATGGAGGATTTATCAATGTAGGAGTTAACATAAGTTGGTATCCGCCAAAAGCAAGAAAATATATCATTGAACAAATAAGAAAGGCATATAAACCTGCTTATGATGCAGCTATTTTAAAAAAAGGAAAACAAGCTAAGGATCAAAAACCTATTGATTTAGATTTGTATGCAATTAAAGCCGCTTTAGATCAAGTAGGATTTTCATTTGCTATAAGATCTTATCTACCTTCTCAAATAAAAGGTGAAAGAGTTTGTATATCTTATGAAAATTGGGATAAGGCTATTAAATTAGATCAACCAAGAATATTTCCAGAACTTCAAGGAAAAACTACACTTTTTCAAATATACAAAGATTATGAGCTATACGTTAGATACAACAGATCTAATAGAGTTGAATTGAAGAAAAAATTAGAAGAATCAAGGAAACTTAAGGCGTATAAGTTCATAAAATAAGAAGTTCTTTTATATGAGAATATATAAATAATACACAAAAATGAAAACAATAAAATATCATGGCTGGGTTCGTAAATAGAGAAGAAACATACGCTGGAAAACCAAGTCCAGCATCTCGAAATATCGTATCAAAAGCGTTAAAATCTCTTTCATCATTTGGTATGATGTATGATGATATGGTACTTCGTAACTCAAGAGCAATTGGTGTTAATGAAGATTTATATGGATGGAAATTAGATCCTAAAAATTCAGCCGGTGGAGAATATGATGATTACGCTCTTTTTGCTAATCTATCAATGACTGATATTAATTTGAGAAAATCTATCTCAATATTTGATAAGTCGTATCCAAAGAAAAGAGAAGACCTTCGTAAATTTGCAATACAGGATGAGATAGAAGAAATTTTAGATACTCTTTGTGACGAAGCAATTGTTTATGATGATAAAAACTACTTTTGTAGTGCACTTACTTTTGATGATGAAACTCTCGAACCAGGAACTATTGAAGCAATTAAAATAGCACTCGAAACAAATTTTAAAAGAATCTATCAATATTTTGGATTTAGTAATGATATAGCCGCTTGGTCATATTTTCGTAAATGGATGGTTGATGGATTTTTAGCTTTTGAAATTATCTACAATAAAGAACAAGACAGAATTATAGGATTCAAAGAATTAGATCCAATCAACATAATGCCTGGACTTGATAAAGAAGGTAAGAAAATATGGACTCAATTTAAAGGTCAACCAGGAAAAGAAAGAATTCTTTATGATTCTCAAATGATTTACATTTCATATGCAAATGTTAATACTGCAAATCGTGTTTCTTATGTTGAACGTTTAGTCCGTTCATTTAACTTACTTCGTATTATGGAACATTCGAGAGTTATTTGGGCTACTGTTAATGCTTCATTCAAAACCAAATTTGTTATTCCGGTAGGAGGTAAATCTAAAACAAGAGCTCGTCAATCTCTTGGTGTTCTGATGCAAAATTATCGTGAACAAATTGATTTTGATTCTGAATCAGGAGAACTTAAAGTTAATGGTAAGGCTATGATGCCTTTCAATAAAGAATATTGGTTACCTTCCGGAGAAGCTGGTGAACCTACAATAGAAACAATTGGTAATGACGGTCCAGATCTTTCTGATACTGAGGCTCTTAAATATTTCAGAGAAAAACTTATTAAAGTATCTAAAATTCCACTTTCTCGTTTTGATATGGAATCACCTCCAAGTTGGGAAATGAATGCCGAAGGTATGACTAGAGATGAAATTAAATTTGGTCGTTTTGTTACTCGTATTCGTTCTGTTTTTCAAGAAATTCTTGTTAAACCTCTTTGGATTCAAATGTGTCTTGATTTTCCTGATCTGAAAGAAGATGATGCATTTAAGTCTCAAATAGGAATAAAATATCACAAATACAATATTTTTGAGGAGATGAAAGAAATCGAAATTCTTCAAAAACGTCTTGATTTTGTTACTGCTATGAAAGATGGTTTAGTTGAAACTGATGCTAATATGAATGAAGTTAAATACTTCTCATCTGAATTCTTAATTCAACGTTATATGGGATTATCATCTGAGGATATCAGACTTAATAAGAAACTCAAAATAATTGAAGATCAAGAAAAATTAGAAGCATCAAAAAAAGCAGCAGAAGCAACTGGTATGTAAAACTTAATTAAGACCTAAGATATATACCTAAAATAAAAGCCTATAAAATGAGTAATAAAACTCTTCTCATCGTTGAGAGATCAGAAAATCAACTTGCTATTCACAAAGAAGATGACAAGTATGTACTAGAGGGTATCTTTACCGAAGTTGGCGTAAAGAATAATAACAATCGTATTTATGACGAAAAAGAATTACTTCCTCACATTAATGAAATGAAAAAAATGTGTGAAGGAAATAAACTTCTTGGAGAACTTGACCATCCAAAATCATTTGACATTTCTCTTAAAAATGCATCACATGTTATAGAATCTATAGAATATGACAAAGACAAAAAAAGAGTAACTGGAAGAATCAGATTATTAAATACAGATGCCGGTAAAAATGCAAAAGCTCTTGTTGATGCTGGAGTTCCACTTCATATTTCAAGTAGAGCTGCTGGTGTTGTTGAAAACGACGGTCACGTAAAAATCAAAAAGATGTTTACTTACGATCTTGTTGCAAACCCAGGATTTACAAATGCAGAACTTAAAAGAGTTAATGAAAGTTTAGGTTTTGAAGCAGATGACCAAAATCTTGGCATATTTGAAGTTCCTGATTTTTGGAGCTTTGTTGGTGATGTTAAAGAAGAAGTTGAAAATTCCAACGATATTAAAACCGAAGAAATTCACGAAAACGAAAATAAAACAAAAAAAGAAATGGATCCAAACAAATACATTTCCATTGATGATTTTAATCAGTATACTAAACTTGTAAAAAATGAGTTTGAAAATCTGAAACAATCACTTCAGGAATCAATCTCAAAATCACAAGATAATAAAATTAATGAAGGTCTTGTACGTTATGCAGAAGCAATTGCTAAAAAGGTAAATACTTTACAAGAAAATCAAAATCGTCTGGTTGAAAACGTAGATGGTTTAGTTTCTCATAATGACTACATTATCGAAAATCTAGAAAAAGTTAAAGATTACGCTGAGTTAGTTGGTGAAAGATCAAATATTGGAATTAACTATTCAGAAAAACTTGCTGAATCAGTTGACCATATGATAGAATATACTATAATGCTTGCTGAAAAAACAGATCAAGGAATTGAGTATGCTAAACATGTAGCAGAAAAAGCAGATGCTGGTATTGAATATACTAAATATGTTGCTAATGAATCTTCAAATCGTTGGAAATATCAAACACATATCAACGAAAATTTAGATAAAGTAATTTCTCATAATGATTATATTGTAGAAGGAACTGATTCAATTATCAAATACACAGAATACCTTAAAGAACAAACAGAAAATCTTTCTGGATATGTTTCTTTCGTAGTTGAAAAACTAAATGAAGGATGGTCTTCTGAGGACATAAAAGATGCAATTATTGAAGATAAAACTAAAAAAGATGATAAACCTATCGTTGAGTCAATCGAAGTTAATACTGAAGATAATTACAGAAAAGAAATTACATCTCAACTTAGTGCTATTTTAGAAAGTGCTAAATCAGAAAAAGAAGTTAAAGAAGATTCTAAATATCATTTCTTTCAATTTTTAGGAGAAGCAAAACGTAGAGAATTTGATTCACTAAATGAAGAAACTCAAGCTCGTATTGTTGAGAAATTTAATTCTACAAGATATTTTGGTACAGCAGATGCACTTAAAATTTGGGAATCTTGTTTCACACAAGAAGCACCTAAAAAAGATTGGTTATTAAATATGCCAACTAAATATCTTGCTTCATGGAATACTTTAACGGAATCTCAAAAGAATGCAATTAAAGCTCAAGCATCTACTAGAGTTCTTGAATCTCAATACCAAATTGATAATTTCTGGGCAACGAGAGAATTAAGAGAAGTTAAAGCTGATTTAATAAATGAATCAACAACTGCTCCTATTACCGAGTCTTCAAATTATGAAACACCATCTGCTTATATGGAAGCTGTTAAAAATGGTCTAAGAAATCGTTTCAAAAAATAAAAATACTTATCAAATGAATACAAAGCCTCAGATTTAATCTGAGGCTTTTTTTGTTTAAAGGATATTTAAAAATGTATAATTAACAAAAATACACAAATCAATCAGATATATAAAGTAACAAATTCCGAAAATTGCTAAGACGCAAAAAGCAAAAAGGAAAATAAAATAATAAAACAAAAATAAAAATTCAAAATGAATTTAATTAACGAAAACGAATTATTCGCTAAATGGGCTCCAATCTTGGAATCTGAAGCGGGAATTACTGATCGTAATAGAGTTGAATGGATGTCAAAATATTGTCATTATCATGAACTTTACGAAAGTAATGCTTATGCACAATTAGGTGCAGTAAACGGTATGGGAGCTACACGTTTCCCTGACTCTCCAGGAACTCAAAATGACTTCTACTCACAAAATACTGGATCTGGTGATAAAGCTCACACTTTACTTCCACTTGCTATGCAAGTTGCAGCTCAAACTGTAGGTCTTGATTTAGTACCAGTTGTTCCAATGCCTGGCCCAATGGGAGTTCTAACTTATTTAGACTTCGTATATGGTGGTGGTAAAACTGCAGGCGTAGGTGCAAATTCTCCTTTATTGGTGAAATTTAACTACGGATCAAACCTAATCCCTGGATTTATTGCAGGTGCAACAGGAGCTTCTGTTGGTTACACATTTGCATTTGTTGGATCATCTCGTCTTGACGGATTTCCAATATTCCACATTCAAACTTCAGGTAGTACAGGAACTGTTGCTGCTGCAATGGATTCTTTAGTAATTGGTGGTGTAACTGCTGGTTCTTCAGCTCAATACACTGTAGAACTTGTTAAAGCTTTAGAAGATCATATCACTGGATTCTCTGGTTCTGCTCTTTTAAACCAAAACTACACAGGATTTGACATTAACGATCCTTATTCACGTATGGATGGTGAAGGTACAATGGATAACATTATGAACCTTTCATTGTTCAACAAATCAGTTGAAGCTAAAACTTTCCAAGTTGCTGCTGCTGTTACTCGTGAGCAAGTTCAAGATTTGAAACAATTCGGTGTTGATGCTGTATCTCAAGTTGAATCAGTACTTATCAACGAATTAACTCAATCAATCAACAAAAACATCCTTGATCGTTTATTTGCATTAGGAGAAAGAAACCACGAATACGTAATCCGTACTCAAGGATCTAACTTCTTCTTGAACTTAGGCGCTACAGGAATTAC